CCCAGCCACGCGGTGAAGTCGTTGGCATATTCAGAATCGGTTTTCTGATCCGATTCATCACGGCCCGAATAGTAGTATTCCCTCAGGCACAGCCATGTTCCGTTGATATCCTTTGCCCACAGCAGGAACACCGTGGCATTCTGCGTGCCGTAATCACAGGAAACATAGTATTCCGGCACCTCGGGCAGCTTCGGATCTCCGTGGTAAACGTGAACCTTGGCATCGAACATGTCATAGATCACGCCCTCGGCCATTACCCATTCGCCGAGAATGTAGCGCTTAAAAAAGACACCGGCGTATTGGTTCCGGTATCTTTCCTTAATTGCGTCGGAAAGCGAGAGATTATCATCCATAGTGAAATGGAGATATACCAGTCCGCGCTTCCCGCGTTTATCTATCCAATTTTGTTTGAACCAGTGATACGGTCCAGCCGGGTTGCAGTTGAACCACATCTTGGAGCCATCAACGGAACATCTGGCGGTTGCTTGGTTGACGAAGGATTCAGGCATTAGCGCCACCTCATCGAAAAATGCGCCAGCCGCCGTAAGGCCCTGCACGAGGTCTTGGCTTCCCTCATCCTTACCGCCGAAAATATAGAATTCGTTGCTGGTTGTTCCGCGCTCCACGACGAGGAGGTTGTCGGCTCTCCGGTAGGATACTTTATAACCCCTCGTGCGGAGCATTGCCATCAGCCCGCGGAGAACGTTGCGCCAGAATGATTTAACCGTTTTCCCTGCGAGAATGAATTGCTGGCCGTTGAATGATTCCATCGCCCAGATCACGAAAGAAAGCGACATTGAAACGGTCTTTCCGGATCGGATTGCGCCATCCGCGATGATTCCGTTTCTGTCTGCATATCTGCTCCCCGGCATCCACCAAGATAAAACCCTAATCTGTTTCGGTGAGAACGGAGCGAAATGGAATAGGTTAATCGCCGTCATCATCTTCACCCCAGTCGGTATTGTCGATCTTCGCCTTCAGGGCATCGATGAATCCATCATCGGAAATCTCGGCGTTCAGTTCGTATTTTTCTCTCTGCCCGAGATATTGTTTCCCGAGCCAGATCGCCATTGTCGCGTTCTTTTCAGCGAGGCGGAATTGCGATCTTCGCAGGGATATAAATCCTGTGGCCCGCTTTTTACTGAAAACGTCGGAGAATCCCTCATGATATGTGCGTTTGCACCAGTTCTCGAGGGTTTTATCGGTTACATCAAACCACCCGCATATTTCTCCCTTGGTGCATTGGAGGCCGCACAGCTTCTCGAATTCTGTCTGATCAATCTCCTTCCTCGGTCTTGCCATTCAATAACACCGCCTTCTTCCCGGTGAATTCTTCCCATCGGTTTATGATCACATCCACGTATCTTGGATCAATTTCCATGCAGTACCCGCGCCTTCCATCCTGTTCACAGGCCATAATCGTTGTCCCGCTTCCTCCGAAGGTATCCAGCACGACATTACCTTCCTTGGTGCTGTTCTTGATGAGATAATCAAACAGCGGGATTGGTTTCATCGTTGGATGCTCTTCTGATCTGTCTGGCCGATCAAAGTGAAGAATTGTTGTTTGCTTCCTGTCGGAATACCATGCGTGTGATGCGCCTTCATTCCATCCATACAGGCATGGCTCATGCTGCCATTGGTAATCCTGCCTCCCTAAGACGAATCTCTGTTTAGACCAAATGAGGCATTCTCTTACCTTCCATCCGACATCATGGCAGGCACCGCGGAAATTGTAGCCTTCCGAATCTGCATGCCAAATATAAAAAGCGGCTCCGGCCTTCATATTGGCCTTTGCCGCCATAAATGCTTCATCCAGAAATGCTCTGAATTCATCATCTGATTTTTTATCGTTTTCTATCTTTAACGAGTCTTTTGTTTTACCTGTATAATCCACGTTATACGGAGGATCAGTTAAGTACAGGTCTGCCTGCACCCCCCAATAATTTTGAAACGTCATCAGGGTTTGTAGCATCTCCGCACATCACCCTGTGTGCTCCGAGAATCCATACCTCACCCGGCTTGCTCTTTGGCTCCTTCGGAGGCTCTGGATCGTAGTTATCTTCTTTCACGTCCGGTGCATCATCGAGGTCGAATCCAAATTCGCCCATGTCGATGTCGAAGATATCCTTCAGTTCATCATCGAGTTTATCGAAATCCCATTCGGAATCTTCGCCCACTTTGTTATCCGCGAGCCGGTATGCCTTGATCTGCTCATCGGTCAAATCATCCGCCCGGATGCAGGGAACGGTATCCAGCCCCAGCTTCTTCGCCGCCTTATAGCGCGTATGGCCGCAGACGATCACATTGTTCTTGTCGATCACGATCGGAGCCTTGAATCCGAATTCCTTGATCGATGCCGCAACCTTGTCCACGGATTTATCATTCTTGCGCGGGTTATGCTCGTATGGCACAAGGTCGGCTAATTTAATATCCTCTATCTTCATGTTCTTCCTCTTACTCCACAAAAAAGGACCCATGCTTTTCGCATAGGCCCATAAAACAAGGAGGTATGTTATCTATG